TGCCAGCCGTTCAGCCTCGCGGGCAAGCGCAAGGGCACGGAGGACGACCGCTACCTCTGGCCGGAGATGCTGCGGGTTATTCGGACTGTTCGACCCCGTTGGGTCGTGGGCGAGAACGTTTTCGGAATTATTAATTGGTCGGAAGGAATGGTCTTCGACAAGGTGTGTTCTGACCTGGAAGCGGCAGGATACGAATTGCGGACGTATATTATACCGGCTTGCGGTGTCGGCGCTCCCCACCGGCGGGACAGATGCTGGTTTGTTGCCCACCGTACAGACGCCGGGATTGAAACAATGCGAGAAGGGCAAGACGGTGTTCATGCCGTTGGAGCTGCTGCCGACGCCGACTGCAATAGATGCCGGATCGGGGCGTATCAACCGAAGTCTGTCTCCGGGAGCTGCCGACCGACCGACAATCGCACTTGCGGCTCGAATGGGACTTCTGCCGACACCTACGGCCAACGATGCCATGAATTCCAGTCTTCCGGCCAGTCAAGTCAAACGCAAGAGCGGATTGTCCAAAATGGCAATGCAAAGCGACGAATACCGGACTGGGACGACTTTCCAACCCAATCCCCTGTTTGTAGCCGAAATGATGGGTTTCCCGGTGAACTGGCTGGTCTATCCTTTCCTGCGTGGCGCAGGGAATCCATCAAAGCATGCGGCAACGCCATAGTTCCGCAGGTGGCCTTGCAGATATTCGAAACGATAAATAAGTACGAAAATTATGAAAGATCAGGTAACAAGCATTGAGCAGCCGTTGCGTCTCGTGGATGGCAAGTTTATGCGTGGGGATGTAGAGGTAAAACCTGAAATCGGTAATCCTGAACAAATCGCGCTTTTGCAGAATATCGAGCGCGAATGCACACAACGGGAAAAGGACGCCGATGATGGCCGGTTGGATGTATACATTCATGTGGAAGATATTAAGTATAAAGTCGTCTGTGAGTTCACGTGCATTTGCGGAAATAAGATTCAGGCGAGGGGCATTAATTATACTGACGTTTGGAAAGATTTGGAAGACCCGGTTTATGAGGATGGGCCAATCATCTGCAAGAAATGCCACCGGGAGTATGAGATTGATGATTCATATGCAAAGTTGATTAAACGATGAAAACACGCCTACTGAAACGACTGCGGCGTAAAGCACGCAAAGAGTTCCCGGATGATTTTATTTTAATGCTTGCCGAGTGTAAGGGCTATTTCGGAGCATTAAAATTTGTCAATAAAGCGATGAGAAATCATATCCTCCTCCGCGTTGAGGAACTAAAACAGAAAAGAAAATGAAACAATCAAGATTGGAACTCAGAGAGAATTATGACAGGGTCTGCAACGCCTATCTGATGGCTTTTTGCGAAAAACACGGCTTCGATTATGCCGATGCGGCGCAGTCCTGGGTCGGCGGCGATGTCGGCGGAATCACCGAATGCGCGGATTATATAGTCCGGATGGGCGACATCATCACCGACATCGATATGGATGCTCCGGAGGATGAATACGTCAAGTACTACGACTACTGCCTGCGTGTGGGGTCGATTGCCGGCGGTGAGTTGAAAACCCCGAACTACGAGAGCTGGCTGCGGGGATGCCCGCGGATGGACGAGGAACAAATCAAGCGGTTGGAAGAGTTGCAACAGGACATCCGAAGCGCTGAAACGGTTCTTAAAGCGGAGATCAACAAGATGAACGAATTCTAAAAATCATGAAATTCACAACACCGTGCTTTGTCCGCATCGAGAATGCAGGGAAGCGTAAAGAACTGGTTGATTAGTTATATACTTGACACGTGAATAGATAATCATTATGAGTAAGGTTTGTTACAATGGAAAATATCCGGCCGAGGCGTTTGAAAGCAGAGACGGAAAACTATTTTGTATTGAGTGCGGTGAGTGGCTTCCTATTGTCATGTTTGGGAAAAGAAGGAGTACAAAAAGAGGATACAATATGTGTTGCAAACGATGCTATACAACTTCTACAGAAAATTGCAATGGCGAAGTATGGATTGACGTGGTGGGTTTTGAAGGATTTTACAAGGTTTCTCGAACTGGTAAAATTTTATCATGTGAGCGTATTATTACCAACAAAGGCAAATCGGTTTATCTACCTGCAAAAATACATAATCAAAGACTTAATGCACAAGGATACTTAACTGTGATATTGAGTAAAGATGGACATAGCAAGAATTGCCTTGTTCATCGCCTTGTCGCAATGGCGTTTTTGCCAAACCCAAATAAACACGATTGCGTAAATCATAAGAACGAAGTCAAAATTGATAATAGGGTTGAAAATCTGGAGTGGTGCAGCAGGGAGTATAACAATAATTATGGGACAAGAAACGCAAGAATATCCGAAAAGCATTCTGGTTCTCACAGAAATACTACCCACGTTGCCAATATGGTAAAAGCTCAAAGAAAAAAGATGTGTCCAGTTATTCAGGAAGATGATTGCGGCCATATTGTGGGGTGGTATCGAACTGTTGCCGAGGCAATAGAGGAAACAGGTATACAGCACATCCATTCTGCATTATATAGAAATGGTAAAGCCGGAGGGTTTAATTGGAGGAAAATATCCGAAGATTGTTTTAAGGCGCTGGCGGCGATGAACGACGAGAACGATTTGAACCAATGGTATGTCTGCGACGTCCCATATTGGTGCGATCTTAGACAGGGAGATTGGGTGATCAAACGTGACACGATGGACCATACGACATTTTTTCCGAGTGTTTTTCACAAGGCCACGGCCGAGGAGATTATTAAACATTTCAAAGATAAATAGCTATGCAGAAGATAAACTTTAACGACCGCTACGGGTTGACGCAGGCGGTGATCGAGGGCCGAAAGACTATGACGAGGCGGCTGATTCCTGATGAATTTTTCGGCCTTACGTGGGACACGAGGGGCAACACCTTGGTTTATGAAAACGAATACGGGGATTTTATTGATGTCAGGCTCTCGAAGTATACCCGCTACAAGGTCGGCGAGATCGTTGCCGTGGCGCAGAGATACCAAGATATTTTCGACTACTCCAACTGTGTCAATCCGTATGCTTGGGAAGATGATGATAAACCATCTGGTTGGACGAACAAGATGCTTACTAAGGCCAAGTTGATGCCCCACCAAATACGCATCACCGGAATCAAGTGCGAGCGGTTGCAGGATATTTCGGATGAGGATTGCATCAAGGAGGGGATTTTCGTTAACGAGTATGTCGGCAATGGCAAAAAATGCCATCATTACGGGTTCGATGGCTTTTTCGATGAAACCGCAGGATGGTTTGCCCGAGGGTGGTATAACACTCCCCGTAAGGCTTTCGCCACGCTGATCGACAAGGTTTCCGGCCGCGGAACCTGGGGCCTTAATCCGTGGGTGGTGGTTTACGAATTCGAGTTGGTGAAATAGCGAGCTATGACGATATTTAGAATACGCATACAGGGATGCGGTTGTAATAATTGCGGACGCAATATGTATCGAAAATATTTGTCCGTGTGCATATTGGGGCGTTATTACGAGTTCTTTAGATTCCGAGGGGTTTGCAAAGACTGCGATCTTCCGTTCTGAAAAATAGCGAGATTCTCGCAAAATCTCGAAAAACTGAAATAACTATGGATATTCTAACCCCACATGACGGCATCACGAACGAGAAGATTTGCAAGGCGCAGATCGAGGCCGTCGAGAAGAAACAAAACGAATACAAACTGATCGGTCGGCTGACGAAGGTTCCCGGTCACACCCTCTACAAGTTCAACACGACCACGCGGGAGGCTTCGAAAGCCGAAATGCGAACCGAGATAACACGTCAATACGATCCTGATACGGATACGGTTATCCGCCATGTCAAATCGGGCGTGAAGGTCGAAAAGGACTGCTACTACGAACAAGCGTTGAACATGAAGAACTTCATCAAGCGCCTGCGCCGCCAGGGAATCATCGGGGCGGACGAGAATGTGAAAATTGTAAAATGAGATAACCATGAAGAATTTCGATTTGGAAGCCGCCAAGCGAGGTGCGGCGGTGTGTACGAGGGACGGGAGGAATGCGCGAATTATCGCATTTGACTGCAAAGGGTGCGGCAGGAAGCCCATATTGGCCTTAATTGATATGGGCGATTGGGAGCAAAGCGCCTCATGGACAGAACGAGGTGAAATCATTGAAGATTTCAAAGACGCTTCCGACCTGATGATGCGCGACGACGACTATCTGGAGAAGCTGGAGCGGGGAGAGTATGACCATATTGCTGACGCCAGTAAAATGACCGAATCAACTATTAAGCAAAACTTAAATACTGACCGCGAGTACTGGCGGCGAGTGTATGCCGGGCAGGCGATGCAGGGAATATTTGCCGGAAGGAATTGGCGTAGCGGGGAAATGATCCCGGATTGTATAGGGTTTGCCCGGAATGTGGTCGAACTCGCCGATGCCTTGATTGAAGAACTGGAGAAAACGGAGAATGTATGAAACGTTTTTGGTTACGATTGCAGATAATTATGTGGCTTGTATTTATTGTGCCATATTGTATATTGTTTCCTGTTATATGGCTATTTACGGGATTCTATTTAGATGACTATATGGATATTTATGATCGTGCATGTGATGAACTGGAGAAACCGAGCCCTGATTGTTCAAAAGGTAATAAAATATGAAGCATATAATATTGTTTAATAAGGAATGTGGTCCCGTTATTTTACAATCATATAATAGAGGTGTGGGTGATATGTCTAATGATTTTACAGGTAAAATATCTGATGAAGATATAGCCTCTTTTATTTCCCGAAATAGTGGATGTAGCATCGAAAGAGCCAAGGCGATTGTAGAGGAAACCAAAGCACTAAATTCAGATGTTGTAAAAAACGACCTCCGACAACTTGAATTTGACATCAAATGCCTCGTTGAGAAATTTATTGAAAAGCACAAAATGCATCCGTATGGAGATATTGATATTGAGAAAAATCCCTTCACATCGGACGTTGTGGTCAGATTGAGCCTACGAGAATAAAAAAGAGGCAACCCCGAAAGATCACCCCTACGCTCAATACAAAGGTAGTGATTAATTCGGGAAAACAATGGGTGAGCAGAAAGAAAAACGCAGAGGCGGCCAGCGGGACGATTCCGAGGTCCATATAAGCTATTCGAGGGGGCGGTTGATGCAGCTTATTGTGGACACGGATCGGAAACTCGGGGTCAAATACGATCACGACTTCAAATATCACTTCAAGAAACATAGGTCATTGCCGCATTTGTGGCGGGCCTTCAAACGGATTTTACGGGAACACATTGACGGATGGCAGCAGGAGCTGCCTTTATTTTAATATAGGTATGGAGGATATATTATTGCAAGCACTCAAAGAAGGGAGAGGACTGTTTGTCGTTTCTGGCAAAGACTTGCTGGATTTTCATAAGCAAACTATGGCTGATGCCAGGAAGGAGAAGGAATCCTTGCTGATGGATAGTATGCTCAATGCCGATGAAGTAATGACTCTTTTATCAACCACTCGTCGGACCTTGTACCGATGGGGCGAAGAAGGTTATCTGAAGTCGGTTCGGATCGGGGGAGTAGACAAGTGGAGACGCCGGGATGTTCTTCGACTCATGAATGGCGGAGAGCCTGTTAAAAAATGACGAATGGTGCAAATGTGGTGCATTGAATCTAAAATATAAAAGCTAATACTCTGTATTTATGAGTATTAGCTTTTCGTATTGTAGCCCCACCGCGGCCACATTGCTGTCCGTCGGCGCATTTGTATCTTGTTGTCTATTTTGCTTTTATATTTGAGCCTCCGTGTTTTACGTGGTTTTATTTGTGACAACTCCGGACAAATAAGGACATTTGTATTTGGTTGTGTGGTGCAAAAAAGCTAAACTTGCACCACCACTTAAATACTATCCCGATGGCTACTATCTCTGCTTTCGTTCGCACCTCAAAAAAAGGCGTCAAGTGCAAAGTTCGGTTCCGAATTCGGGACGGCAGGTACGTTCAACTTTTTTACACGTCAAATTTAGAAATAAATCCGGCACATTGGGACCCGAAGCGGCAAGAAATTAAATCGAAAGTGATTTATGATACTATCGCAAGGGGAGAGTTCAACGCCGATGTTGCAAAATGGAAGAATCTTTTATTGGATGTATATGCTTCGCTTCCCGACAAAAAGAATGTATTATCCGATACATTCCGTATCGAAGTGGACAAGCGTCTGCACCCTGAAAAGTTTCATTTGCTAAAACCCGGGTTCTTCGATATTTGTGATGAATTTATTCAGAAACGCAAGCTATCGCAGGTTCGCCAGGCCAATTTCAGGGTTTTGTTCCGAATATTGAAAAGGTTTGAGCTGTGGAGACAGATCAAAGAACCCGGATATATCTTGGATATTGACACTTTGTCATTGGATGACTTGTATGTTATCGACAATTATCTGCGCAACGAGCATGTTATCGCTACTGCCAATCCTCAAATATACAAGCAGGTTCCTGAATCCCGTAAGCCGAGCCCGCGAGGATCGAACACGATCAGCGGCATGATGAAGAAGCTGAGGACTATATTTATATGGGCGGTAGATAATGATAAGACAACGAACAACCCTTTTAAGAAATATGCTATTGAAGACTGCGTTTATGGGACCCCTTACTATATTACTATAGACGAGCGGAATAGAATATTTCACACAAATCTTTCTCGACATCCCCGGCTATCCATTCAACGAGACATCTTCGTATTCCAATGCTTGATCGGGTGTCGGGTTGGTGACTTATATGCATTGACGAAAGACAATCTAATTCGCGGAGCTATTGAATATATTCCTCGCAAAACAAAGGACGGGCGCCCTATAACAGTCAGGGTTCCTCTCAATTCCATTGCTCGCGAAATACTGGACCGTTATGCCCGTTATGAGGGTCCGTCTCTTTTGCCACTTATCGCAGAACAGCAGTACAACAAAGCGATTAAACGGATTTTCCTTGCCGCTGGATTGAAACGGAAAGTAACGATCCTGAATCAGCTTACCCGAGATCCGGAGCAACGACCTATTTGGGAGGTCGCATCGTCCCACTTGGCGCGACGCACTTTCGTAGGCAACCTATACAAACAAGTCAAGGACCCCAATCTTGTCGGAGCATTGTCGGGTCATAAAGAAGGCAGCAAGGCATTCGCCCGCTATCGAGACATCGATGAGGATATGAAGGTCGATCTGGTCAAACTTTTGGAGTGATCACATCACCTCCATGATCTTTGCGATCACCAGAGCGAACAGCGGCGCCGAACATTCGTTTATTTCGAGCTGCGATACCCAGTATGTCATTTCGTCATTCATAATAAAGTAGCGTCCTCGCATTACTTGCGAGGACGTTTTCTTACATCAGTTCGTTTTCGAAATACTCGCGGACAAAGTGCTTCCGGTCCTTGTCGCATAGTTTCTCCACGGCTTTCCGGTAGCACGACAGCGCCATTTTCTCGGACGGGATTTCAGACGGCGAGGTGTGCCCCATATCTTCAGCAATGCTTTTGGCGTGGTCGCTGTATATCATTACAGCCGTGACCCATAAGGCATTGTCGTTGTAATACGGTTCTTTTTCGATGTCTCCGCCCAGTTTTTCGACGGTTTGCAAGAATGCCTCCTTGCTCCATCTGGGTCCGGTGCTTCCGTCCTGATTGATCAGTTTTGAAGCTATCGTCTTTGCTTCGGCATCCGACAGATAGTTGTTCCAGCATATCGCTTCCAGTTTTCCAAGCCATATCTCCGCAATGGCTGGCGATGATTCCGCCACTTTTCCGAATGCCCACATCTGGGCCCCGGCAAACACTTTTTTTGCGTGTTCATCATCCATGTCGGCCATCTTGTCATGCAGCCGTTCGTAGCGTTCTTTTAATTCGATTGAAGTCATGTCTAACAGTTTTTACACACCGACACGCGCGGGAGCGGTTTATACACTCCTACGATATTCGGCGTTTGAATTATTACTGCCGGTTCGGTCTTTTCTTTGGAAGTTTCCGTTCCGGACTTCTTGTCGTTCTTTGCCATAATATTTCGTATAATTTATCCGCACCGTAATATGCGAATCCAATCCAATTAGCAATGTATGCCATAAATAGGGATAACCCTACTGTACATAGTATGTTGCATCCATTGACGAGCAACACGAATAACGAGGCCCAGAAAGAGAGGCATTTCGGACATACCATGATCTGACTGCCGATCTGCGCTATTTTTTCAGCCAGTCCAAGGTGTTGCGCAATGGTGGCGCATACCATAGTGAGTAGGGCTATCCACAGCATACCGCTACGCTGTTTGGGTTGCGGCCGTTGCTACCGTTACAGTAATCGGCGTTTCCGATACGAATGTACGGCCGCACTTTTCGCACGCAGGGGCTGCGATGGAATTCACGGCTTCCCCGGCTGCGATAGTTACTGTAGGAGCCGTTGCCGAGGCAATCGGAATCGTGAAGTCCTGCGATAGCGGTTGCTGTTTGGTGCATCCGCATCCGCCGTTGCACGGAACATAGGAAATGATGCCCTCGACGTGGATCGTTGCAACATATTGTCCCGCTCCAATTTGCGCGACTGACTTCAAGGAATACCTCGGATTGAATACCGGGGTATTGTCGGCGCATGTCAGGAAACAAAGCCGCTGCGTGATATTTACGTCGTAGAAGTACGGCGAGGCGATCGACCCGGCAGCCAAAACCGGAGTGATTATTGCCGGTTGAATATTTCTGTTATTCATGATTATACGGTTTTTATTTCATATCCTACTTTACGGCCGGATATGTTAGGCATCTGCATCTTCGCCTCCCGGTTCGGTGCGTACCTTGTAGTAGCTTCCGGATTTTATCGGGAGGTTGTAATCGAGCAGTTTTTTCAACTCCTCGATGTCCTCTTTTTCGAAAACAACATTCCCTTCGAACAGGGATAGTTGTCCGTGCTTGAGCGCTTCATCGACAATGCTATGCGCCATCTGCGGGATAGACTCATCGGGAAGTTGCTGTATCTGCGAGAGGATAAACGGTTCGATTACGGCACCGGATAGTCCTTGCATCATAGGCGCCAATTCAGTACCTATCGACCATTGAGGGCTTACCCATCCCGTGGCTCGGATTTTATTCGTCAGCCCGGCGAGGAACGGCATCGAGTCAAGCCGCTGGGACGCGAGCTGCTGAACGGCGGGCTGCACCCACTTCGTGAGTACAGCCGCCAGTTTCTGCCGGTTGGTGAACATCGGTCACTACGAATTGCAACCACACCCGAGATCGCACACACGGCTCTGCGGGACAACCGTTTCCGTGATACCCTGCAAAGCTGCGATTTGGCTCTTAATGACGTTGATCGCCGACGTGGTCACGCCATTGAATACCGCTTGCTCACGGTTGATGGCTGCCTGCTGCTCCTTGTCGCTGTTGATGCGCGTGATCAGACGCTCGTAGACATCGGCGATCTTCTGATCGGTGTAAGTGTTGGATTTGAGAAGCGCGATTTCCGCATCCTTGGCTGCGAGTTTGTCCATCATCCCGGCCTCATAGCGCGAGACCGGACGATCGTCCGAGGTGATCACCTCGACGGGTCCGTTGTTGCGGCCGCATCCGCCTAAAATGTTCCCGGCATTGAGCCCGAGAAACGATGCGGTTCCCGCTGCACCCAAAACGGTGTTAAGCGCTCCCTGGCCCTGGCTCGTGACGTTGTAGTTTTCGCCATTTGCTCCTTTGATAGTCATATTGTATGAATCTTTAGTTACGGTCAATATCGACCGCACTACAAAGGTCCAAAGGTCCGGGCTGGGAGGCAATCAGTCCATTTCCAAAGCATTCCTGATCCGAAGAAAAATTATTTCAAATATTTTCCCGCTTTGTTTCCGACGCGTTTCGAACTGGCGCAAAATGGCTCCCACGGCTTGCCGTGTTATGCGGAGCATGCGGGCGATGTCGGATTCGTAAAACCCCGCGTATTTAAGATAATAGACGACCAAATACCGCGCATCCACCTCCTCGCGCGTTTTACCCCCCCCCACGATTTTTTCGATAGGTATTTCGGTCTCTTTTGCAACCGCAGCCAATACGGTCTCGAATATTTCCGATTTGCACATATCCGATGTTTTTTATAGATTTGTGAACTCTCAACTTACAAACAACAGGTGCCACAACACCGAAAGAGGCTTATTGCCCCTGTCGTGGTGTTGTGGCACCTTTGTCGTTCCCGAATGAAGTTGAGAGGTCTTCGGGAGCGGAGGCGGGGGCTTTTTTACGCCTGCCCCCGAAAGGCCGTTAATTTATCGCCATTGGGCGAACCGCTGCCTAATTTGCACATATCCGGGAATATGCTGGCAGTTATAAGCCTCCCTTTCAAAGGAGATATTGCGATAGGCATTCCCTTTCATAAAGAGTCGCACGACCCACTCAATTAAGTAGCAGAGATAGAACCCCACATACAGCAGTTCTTTCATCTGCTCGGTATGTATCGCTTCATGATTGACTGTCGTTTCCAACAGCGGGCGATACTTTTTACGGGCGAATATTACCCCGAAGAGGTTGATGGCGGCAAATCCCGGGAATGGGATGATGTTGTTGTAAATAATCTTCATAGCGGTAATTATTAAAAATTCCACAGCACTACGCCCGCCTGCACCCCGATCGTCGGCTGAAAGCCCTGCGGCGTGTATCCTACACCCACCCCAGCCGTCACGGCAAACCTGTTACGTTTTGTAACGGTTCGGGTAATGGTCCGGTTGTAGGTCTCGATCCAGTCCAGCCGGGGCGCCAAATCCCCGATAACCGGGCCCGACACCCGGGCGTAATAGGTAGAATCCCGGTATTCGAGCGTGCGCACCGGGATTTCCACCTGCACGCTGTCGGAGCCGTTCACGGCCTCGACAACCCGCACCACCGTATCCGCGGGGGCAAACAGCAGCTGCGGGACATTCACCGTCACCAGCTGTTCGGAAAAACCGTACGACTGCGGCCGCTCGTAGAACACGGTATCGATACGCACTTCCGACCGGATTCCCACCGAGGCCGCTCCCCGGCGGTATCCCCAGCCAAAGAGCAGCACCCCGGCGACGAGCGCGGATAGCAAGTATATGATCAGACGTTTCATCCCTTGACGAACAAATCCCACCCGGCATGCACGTCGGGCATCTTGGCTTCGACTCCGTTTTCCACATACGACATCGCCGCAACGACAGGCACCATTACATCGCGGTTCGTCGTGGTGATCCGGCTGTCGGCAGGAACTCCCGAACGTTCGGCCACGGTACGGATATAGGCTTCCGTGTGGTTCTCCTCCGAGGGCGCCCAGCGTCCGATCATCTTTCGGATGGTGTCCAGTCCGTAGTTGCGCTGGTAGTTGTTCAGCAGCTTGAAAGCCGCCCTGTATCCGTAGGCTATCGTCCTGAATTGCGCGAAACGGCTGTCTTTCGACGGCACGATCTCGCCCTGCCAGGGTTTTCCGCCCTTCGTCTTCTCGATGTTGAGCGGATTGTTGTTTCTAAGACCTCGTGTCATGTTGATTTTGTTTAGGTAATGATATACAAAATTACAGTTAAGTAATTTGTTGATAATTATTGTCTAATAATAGCTTAAAAATCAACTTTTTATAACTATGTTCCGATTAAAAATCTACAACTATGATCCGTATAGATTACCGATCCGTTTTAGAGATCATTCGGGATTTTCCTGACGAACAAAGTTGCATCGAATACCTTGAGGAAACCCGCTGGGAAGGCAATCCCGTCTCACCATTCGACCCGACATCGAAGGTTTATAAGTGTAAGGGAAACCGATATTACTGCAAGAATACGGGTAAATATTTCAATGTCCGAACCGGAACACTCTTTGACGGAACGAAGATACCCTTACAAAAGTGGTTCATCGCTATTTGGTTGCTGGCCTCCCACAAGAAGGGAGTACCGTCGAGGCAACTGGCTCGGGACATCGGAGTGACCCAGAAAACGGCATGGTTCATGTTGCATAGGATTAGAGGCTGTTACGCTGATCTTGACACAACGCTTTGCGGAGAGGTTGAGATGGACGAAACCTTCGTGGGTGGCAAGAACAAAAATCGTCACCGCGACAAGAAGGTTCCCGTATGCCGGGGCCGCGCACACATCGACAAAACTCCGGTGCTGGGTATGGTCGAACGAGGCGGAAGGATCGTCGCCCAAGTCATTCCGGACACGAGCCAACGAAGTATTACCCCAGTAGTCTGCCAAAGGGTTGACCGAAGCGCTACCGTTTACACTGATGAATGGCAGGGTTACGACACAATAGCCAAGCTATACAGTCGATTCTTCGTCGATCATAGCCGCGGGCAGTACGCTTCCGGAAACGTAACAACAAACCGGATCGAGGGCTTTTGGGGTATCTTAAAGCGAGGAATTATCGGCGTGTATCAGATGACCAGCCGAAAGCACTTGCAAAGGTATGTGGACGAGTTTGTATGGCGATATAATCTTCGAAAGCATCCAAGTATCGGATTTTATTCGTTTCTTTGTAACATAGAACACCGAACCAGATACCGCGAACTCGTATATGGCAACTAAGAAGACCCCAAAACAGCCCAAACCCAAGAAGTTTGAGGCATTGATTAAGAAGGCATTGGAGTATAACCCCAACAAAACGGGGAGTGTTAAGGTTTACTCCAACAACAAGTCAAAATAGCATAAGGCGGGAAAGAAACCGAAGGGAGCTACTGTGCTTCACTCCCTTCGGACGTGAGTGTTCTCAACTGTTAACGAAAAATTTTGCCACCAGTCGTAACCGACCCGGGCTTTTTAACAGTATAGTGAACATGAACAGTACCATTCTTAGTGGTCCTGATCCTCACTGTGGCTTTGATTTTACTCATATAATTTATATTTAGAGCCCTCGACGTTGAGGACAAGTCCTCAATCCTCTCCGTCAAGTAACCAAAGCAATGGTACAAAGTTAAACATTTAACTTTGAATTTCCCGCCTTTTTTTCTAACTTTGCATCACATATTTTAGCGAAAGCTATTGTTTTTGGGTAGATAGAACGACCAATTTTAACGAAGCCAAGAAAACAGTAGTAGGTCCCGCGTTACGCGTGGGCCCTATCTGTTTGGCTTCAGGTGCTTGGTCGTACCTATCTACCGACAGAGTGGGGTCCACGTTTTTCATGCGTGCAGAAGCAATAGCAATGTGGTGCAAACCCTATTGTTTAACTTAATAATTACGCGTATGAAAAAACTGTTTGTATTGGTAGTAATCTTGATGGGATGCTACAACGCTTTTGGACAAAAAGTCTACTGCGAACTGGTAGGCACACAAGCCACACCTCTTTCCAAGGCCGCAATTTCTGTGGATTTTGGGCAAAGGATGAGAGGGGATGTGTTAGTTGATGATGAGGGAAAGCCGCTAAAGTTCAATTCTATGATTGATGCCATGAATTATATGGCTCAACGAGGATGGGAGTTCGAAGCTGCGTATCCGGTAGGTAAAGGCGACCTTACCTACCATTGGTTGCTTTCTAAGACTATCACAAACGGAAAGAGCATCACTGATGGTTTCACTACAAAGCGTCAGTTCAAGGAAGCGCGAAAAGATGCCGAGCCGAAACCACAACAAAGTACATGGTAAACATAGAGGGCGGAGTAATTTCCGCCCTTTTACTGTAACTTTGTATATCAATACCTTTGTTTATTAGTTCCGTCCAAATACTTTTTGGCCTCTTCGACCGGGACCTGCATTTTGCGGGCGACTTCTCCGGCCAGCACTTCACGGAATATTCTCAGGAACCGCATTTTCGGGTTTACGATCAGGGCCGATCCTCCCATCGACCAGAGTTCGACCAGACAGATCAGGGTGCATACCGTCACCACCGCGATATGGCTTTCCACACCTGCCATTCGCTCGATCAGAATAAATCCGACGATCACCGAAGCATACAGGGCGAGTTTGGAGAGCATTCCGTGCCGTCCGAGTTCGGAGAGCGCGAAATGTCCGCGTTTGATCTGCGCAGCAATCCCCCATACGGTGTCGAGCGCCACGCATACGACTACGGCGTTGATGGCCCCCTCGTATCCTGCAAAGAAGTTCGCCGCGAAGACGCACACGGCGACACACCATCCTTGAATCGTTTGGAATATCTCAGCCAGTTTGCATCCCATGTTCAGGACTGTTTCTGTAAATTTTCCGGTCATAATTGTCGTTTTGTGTTTCGTGCGCCCCGGGCGCCGGTCAGAGCACCCGGGGCAATAGAGTTTAATGTTTTGGTATTAAACTAATTCCGCCTCGATGTCTCCGGAGGCGGGGACTGGCCCGGACCAACATTCGCCGTTGTTGCTGGCTTCGATATAGAACCGCTCACCTACATAGTTTGCTAACTCTTCGCCCAGCTCGCTGGATACTTGGGCGAACGAAACTCGAACTTTCAGATCGTCACCCACAGTATACCAGCCTGAACAGGTAGATATGAGTTCGAATGTAAGCTCTATACCTTCGCCAGCTTCAACTCCGCAGGCGTGCACGTCGATGATGACCATGCGCTCGTCCGGAACCGCCGGTTCGTCATCGGCTACTGTCCCCCCCCCGATGATTTTACATACATTCCGGGGAATGTCAGAGCGTAGTTCAAGGAGGGATTCAGGTTGTTGACCTGCGCCATCAAGTTGCATCCGGTAATATCGCCAGTAGAGCCGGATTCCCTTATCCATGATGTTATGATGAGCCTGACGCGGCCGATATTGGTCCCCGTAGCTATCGACTGAATCATGTACTCGAAAACCGGTTGCCCGGCTGCTGTCGGCTTGAATATGGCAATGGGTACTCTCGCTACATTGGACAATGTATTCCCGGAAACACTGACAATGTCGGCCTCGATCATAAACCGGGCTTTGGATGTGAACATTTGGGCCGCGGGTATCGCCTTGTCGAAATTTATCGTCACCCCGGTTCCCGATGCAAGTTGCAGGACCGCGCCGGTGTAGGAGTATACGAGTTCATACCCGGGAATGGGGCCGTCGAACGGCAGACTGCTGCCGGATGAACCGCCAGTTTCTTCCCAGTAGGCATCGGAACCGTCTCCGTAGAATGTTACATTGAAAGTCTTTACTCTACCGGAGTTGAGCTTTATGGTGACCGTGGCCATTCCGACATCGTCCCGGTAGTGTCTGGCGAATCCGAATCCTACCCCCTTGTATTCCGCGGGCACTTCGGGAGAGTTCTCATCTACCACGAACGCCTGAATGTCGGTATCATTGGAGGATATTAAATTCCAGAATGAAGTGGTGAGGAGCTTGACACTTTCCAGCAAACCGTTCACTCCTCCGCCGGATTCCACCCATTGGATGCTCCCTCCTGCGCCCGTCGTCCTTCCGGAATACGCCTTGCCGGATTCTGTGTCTATTACGGAATACACTATCTGGTTTTCAGCGCCTCCGGAAACCCATCTCTCCCACGCCTGAGCAGTACCCACAAACTGTCCGGAGGTATCGTTCGGAGAGTTGTCTCCGGCTTCAACACGGATCGGCACGATGTCGCCCGGTTTCTCGAATACAGTCGTATCCGGGAAATCCGCGAAATCGGTAATCTCCAAAGCCCCGGACAATCGTTCGGCGGAATCACCTCCGCTTCCGGCATATCCGAGACTGTTCCATGCCGTCGCGCCGTCCCCGAACTTGAACTTCCGGGTGTCGCTCTCGATGCCGATCTCCCCGGCGAGTAATACGGGGTTCGCGGCGCTCCATTGCGCCGCGGTCTTATTCTTGGCCTTAAATATGCCGTCTAATTCAATTACCCCCATCAGTTAATACCGTTTCCGTTAAAAATGAAAGTATTCGATTCCATGAAGGCTTTGACACGCGCCTCGGTAAAATAGAGATTCGTGCCCTCCTTCAGGTCACTGGTGCTCTTTTCCGCGAATGCCGTATTGAAGCGGGAAGCGGTCCAGTAGAGATTCGTGCTGCCCTCGTTGATATTGTCTGTCGTGAGGACGATCACGCCTGTCTTGCCGTTCACAGACAAGACATCGCACCCGGGCGTCAGCCACAGCTTCCAGTTTGCCAACACCTTCGGGTCGGTTCCCGCGAGAATGTAGGTCTTCGATTCGTCCGTTCGCAGGCAGACATCGCCCTGCTGCGCGGTCAACGCCAGCATTTCAGCCTGCGATGCAGCCTCTTTCACATCCGTAATGACGAGTTGCGGCATGATCGACGTGTCGAGTTTCCCGTCGGCTCCGATCAAGGGAACATTCCCTGCGGCGTTTCCAGCGTTTTTCAACGCGGCAGTCCCCAACTGAAGCAGGGCGCGGGCATCTGCCGCCGACATCTGCGAGATCGCCGTAATCCGGCCTGTCTTGTCTACGGTCAGCGTCGGCATCCCCTGCACGGTCGTCGGTGCCGAAAGAATCTCTTTGAGCTTGGCCGCGATGGCCGCGTCTGCGGAGCCGTTGAACGATGCCTCGCCCGCCACGTCGCCTGTCACTTTGATCTTTCGTGCCGTTGCCAATTCGTCGGCTTTCAGAGCATGGTCCACCTTGCCCGTGGCTGCTCCGCCGTTCTTGGCAAAGACACTCTTGGCCATGTAGTCGTCGAGCATCGCCTGAATCGTTGCGTCGTCCGGAACTGCGATCCACGTTGCGACATTTGCGGCCAGGGCTTTCAGCCAGTAGAGTTTCGACGCTGCGGTGTCGAGCCACAACTGACCGAGGCGGTACTGACTGTCGTTGGATGTCGGAGCCCGGTTGGTCGCCACGGGCACGCTGTCTGCATAGGGTGTGCTGTTCCATGCAGCCCCGGTCCCGAACTTGAACTTGTCGGTGTCGGTTTCGAAACCCATTTCGCCCTCATACAGCACGGGATTCGTTTCCGTCCATCGGGCGGCTGTGTAGTGTCTTTTTTGAATGATCGCGTCTACTACAATAGGTGTCTTGTCAGCCATAGCCTGCGTATTTTATTTGATCTTACCCGTCACTCCGTTGCCATCCAGAATCAAGATGGCATCTTTCGTCAGCAACGACGAAAGAACCGTGTCGGTTTTCGCCTGAATATTGCCGGTATTTTTGTCGATTACGTATTGTTTATGCGAAATATCCGCGATGCCGTCTGTTCCATTCGTCTCGATCGACCCTGATGTAAAAACAAGCGTGTCGCCAAGATCTTCGGTCCGAACCATCACCGAAATCGGTCCGCCGACTGCCTCACGTATGTATACGAGTACTGGATGCCCCTCCGCAAGTTCCGATACAACCTGCAAAGCGACATTCTGATAGGCTCCCGAGAGGTCTATCAGATAGGTGCGCTGGGCATCGCCGAGTGACTCCAATGCCACCTCTACTTTCTTGATCGCTTCTCGGGTATCCTCTTCCCGTTTTTCTTCCGCCGTATTACGGTTATTTTCGGCTTTCTCACGTTCTTTTTCCGCAGCGATCCTTTCCTCCTCGGCCTTTTTGATCTGTGTCTCGGTACAAAGAATCCAACCCGCAGAATCAAAATGAAACGCCATGCCTACATGCCGATGCACGACCGGGTGTTCAGGTCTTTTATCTTTGTCTCTTCCCATATTTGTCACTGTTTTTCAAGCGCTCCGATCCTCGATTCTACGACCTCGAAGGCCGGAGACCGGTCGCTGATGATCGACTGTCCGCATTTGGTGATCTTGCACTCGATGAAATATCTCCCCAGCATCTCCCGGGTCTTTTCCCCCGGTATCACAAACCGGATGACGCCTCCCTCCTGCCACTCTATGCGTTCGTCTCCGGCGCCCTCTTTCGTGGAAAACCGCATGTCGCCGGTTTTCGAACAGACGCGCAGGGACACCTCATATTCCTCCAGCTCCTCGGCGGAATACTCCGCGCCGAGCAGTTTGGCCGAAACGCTCAGCGTCTCGCCCTGCATGATGCTCCTCACCGAGCTGTCTGCAATCAGTATATTGTCCATGTATGCTTTCAGAAATAACGCAGTCTTCGCACCGTGCAGCCGGGGTTGAACGCCGACATCAGACGCTCCCCGGCCTCCGCGGCTTTCACTTCATATTTTTCGGACAGACCGGCATTCCGCAGCCGGTACCACCATCCGAGCATCCGGGCCTTCATGCAATCCTTCAGCATCCGGCCGACGCTCTCCAGCGGCATCATCCGGGACAGCGACACGTCCGCAGACAGCCGGACTTCCGAGAGGATCAAAGGGCGAAGCATCGCAGGATAATCCGCACACAGCGCCGTCGCCTGCGACAGGAATTCCGCGGCAAAGGGCTCTCTCTCGTCCGCCGAGAGGATGAAATCGTCGTAGGAGCTGTCGGCATCGGTTCCGGCTGTTGCCCGGATCGCCCGAAAGTCGAGCGACACCTGCTCCATGCACTCGGTCAGCACCTCCTGTACCGGGAACGTCACACGATATGTTATCATAACAGTTGCAGTATTTCGTTCACTTTTCCGGCACATATCTGCATGGCCGCCGTATCGTTCAATACCGCAAGCACGAGTTCCGCCGTTTTCCAGGCCGTAATGTCCGCCAGACGCCGGGGATAGTCATCTCCCAGGGCCGTGAATCCGAAATAACGGGCCTCTGCAATTTCGGCATCTCGGCCGCGCGAAGAACTGAAATACTCCAGCCGCCGCTCCTCCTCGCACAGCGCCACGACGGGCTTGCTGTCGCCGCCACGCAGCACGGGGTTAAACTGCTGGACATAGGCGCCGTCCGTGTTACGGATCGGCACGACCACCGGCCGGTGCCACCCTTCCATCCGGAACAACAGCAGCCGGACGAAATCCTCCGGCAGGGGCAATGTCCCCGTACCGTCGGCGCGGGCTTCCAACCCTGCCGTCGGAATGTCTTTGCCGGAGCCCAACGCCCTCAGCGGCACGGCGCGGATCACCCATCCGGCGGCTTCGTCGAGCATCCCGTCGACCGGGAAAAAGGAGGCGTTGGAAGCCTCCGACGTGGCACATACCTCGTCGATGCAAACCAATGCCTTATCCTTTATCTCATCCCGCAAAGCCATCTTCGGATTACTTCCAGTTGTCGAATACCAGGTTATAGACGCTCCGTGCCTCCTCCTTCATCGCTGCGATGTCGGCGGTCTGCGCGAACGTAGCGCCGTGTTTCTCCAGCAGGTAGGCAATCGCCTTGTTCTTGCTGGTGACACTCTTTTCGTGCATCAGGCTGTCTTCGGGCCCGCTGCCGCCGGCCTCCTCCTTGTCCGTCTCCGTTCCGGCGCCCTCCGCAGCGTCCGCTTCCGCGGCGTCCGCTTCCGCGGCGGCATTTGCGGCGGCCGGAGCCGGGTTCCCCTCCTCCTCGATGAAGAAGAGCGAACCGAAATCCCTGTGCTTTTTCAGCCCCTTGACAACCTCCGGATCGGCCGTTCCGAACTGGCTGTTTTCCGTGCGTCCGAACAGGACGATCGGCGTGAAATCCACTTTCACGATACCGCGGCCGGTCTTGACGAAAGTGGTATAATTGCGGTTGAATCTCAACCGGAAAATCGTGGTACTTGCCATATCTGAATCGGATTTAATGCGGGCGGGAGATCGCTCCCCCGCCCGCGGTTCGGGTTTAGAGGAACATCAGCGTATGCGTGTCGGGGTTCGTCACCTCCATCGTGAACGCCTCAAGCACGCGGGTGTCCTTAGAACGGCGCTCGCCCGCAGTATCGAGGTCGAGGTCTTTCGTTTGAAGGGCCAGCTGCTCGACCTTGCGCACGTTGGCGACATCGAGGATCAGACCGGCGCTTCCGTATCCGGCCAGCGCCAGCCCCGTGTGCATCTTGCAGAGCAGGCGTCCCGAGTTGGTCTCCACCTCGTTCCAGGTGATACCGAACTTCACGACGGTCTTTCCGGCCTCCAGCTGCTTCTGGAAGGTCGCCGATTCGCTCAGCCCGATGCCGAATTCCGAGCCGTAGAACATCACGCGGGTATCCGACCCGTTGTTCGCGTCGAAAGTCTTGGCGATGGCGTGGATCAGGAACTTCTCGACGCTCTGGTCGGAGGTGCGCACCAGCGTGTTGCCGACCTTGCGGATGATGCCGTCCATCATGTACTTGGGCTTCTGCGAGATCGGGTCTACCAGCTCGCGCTTCACGCCGAACAGGGCGTTCATCTCGTTCTGATAGCGGAAATCGAAGAGCGCCATCTCCTTCATGTCGGCCATGCCCCACTCGGTCTCTTTCTCCTGCACCTCCTGGGCGAAGAGCTGCGAGATCGTACACATGTTGGTCTGCACGTAGTTCTCGTCGTAGGTCGGCATCACGGTCGGATCGCTCGAACGGGCCGCCTCCTGATCCATCGCACTGCCCATGCGGTAGAACGTCGTGTCGGCCTCGAAGGCCGGAACTCCCGAGGCGTTGACCGGATAGACCTTGATTGTCTTCGCGGAACGGTCGATCTCCACGATGTGCAGCACGAGCGGCAGGGGCGACACTCCGCTGGAGACCTTGGTCGCCGCAGCGTCCTTTCCGGTCGCGGTGTAGTTCGGGACGAGCAGGTTGCCGTTGAGCGACAGCGCATGCACCGAAACCATCTTGATCGTCGCCACCTCCGGCGCCGTCGCTGCCGTATTCGCCTCCTTCACTTTTGCCTGGACGCCGCGAGCAACGACCGACGGATATTTGTAAATGTCCGATTTGGTGGATCCGGTGCCGATCTCGCGCAGGATGGTGTCCATCGGGAACCGCGACGGGAATATCTTCGCCAGCTTCTGGCTGAATGTCGGCCGGTTGACCTCCTGGCGCACGAAGCCGTCCGTCTGGGATTCGTCCTTCACGGTTCCGACGACGCCCTGCACGGTCTGTTCCTCCGGAGCTCCGGCGAATGCCGCTATCATGCAGCCTCCGCCGCCCGACAGCAGTTCGAGGATGTAGTTCTGCGCTACTACGGCCATCGCCAGCAGCACAACGAAGCAGATGGTTCCTGCTACGAAAAGAATTTTTTTGGTTTTCATGTTCTGATCTGTTTGAAAGTTTGATTTTCTGTTCATTTTATGCACCTTTCCTCGCCTCGGCACGGCCCGGACTTTGGTTCGGCTCCGCACTTGGCTTATCGAAAAGATTGTGATTACTTCAGCATGTTGTACCGACGTTCGTTCCGCTTCAGAATCTCGTCGATCATGTCGCCGGGTTCGGCCGGTGCGGGCGGTGCGATCCGTCCCGTCGAACTTCCGGGACCGGGCAGTCCGTCCGTCGCCTCCTGCCTGCGCTGCCGTTCGGCGTCGATATTGGCGTTCATACCTTCGACCTTTCCGACCTCGCGGGCATCGGCCACGTCCTTCGAGTAGTTCATGGCGTTGCGGAACATGTTGAGCACATCCACGGTCAGCCGTCCGTCCAGATACGCCTCCATGATGTCGTCCACGTACTTGCCGAGCGCTGCGGCCTCCTCCTCCGACATTTCGTTGTCGGCGAGATACTTTTCCACGATCTCGCGGCTCGCTTCCAGATTCCGGTCAAGCTGCTGCTGATACTCCTCGCGGGCCTTGCGGCGCGACGCACGCTCTTCCCGGGACTTGCGCAGCTGCTCGAATCCCGGATCCTCCTCCCCGACCTCCAACTCGTCCTCGTCGATGTTGCGCCGGATCGCCACTCCGAGGGGCATCCCGGGGTCCTTCGCCAGGTCGTCGGCGATCGCCATGATCTCGGGATATTTTTCCGCGATGCTGCGGATTTTCTCGTCTGCCGTCCGGTAATCCGCCAGCGACTTGTCGGCCTCCTCCAACCAGTCGGCCACACCGTTTTCCAGTTCCGCATCGTCCTCCCAGGGACGGTCGGGGAATTTTGCGAGCATGAAGGCCCGAACCCGTCCCGCCGGACGTTCCGTTGCCGCAGCCTCCGCCGCTTCGGGAGCCTCCTTTGCGACACTCCCTTCACCCTGCGGCATCCCGGCTTCGGGAGTCGGCTGTTCTCTGTCGTCTTTCTTTGCCATCTTTTTGTCTGTTTTTAAGTCGAAAAAACGAGTTCAATAACTTTTCGTCGTAAATGTAATTATTTACTATATTTTTGATAAGTAAATTAAATCACTTACTTTTGCTATGGAAGCACAAAAAAATTCCACGGACAATGGATATAAGGCAGGAACCGCAGACACGTCAGGAGTTCATTCGCAACAAGCACCGGGAGATTTACCGGAAATACCTCGAACTGCTGAAAAAGGAAAAGAGCGAGAATTCCATTCGCGCAGAGCATATCGGCAAGCTCTACTATGCCCGGATCATCGCACGGGACATGATCCCGCCGATGGCTCCGAAATACATTCAGAAAATAATAAACAGCTGTTTGCGGGAAAGTGATAAACGAGGTTAAAAGTCCGGCCGGCATCCGGCAGACGCTCCGCGAGAACGACGAACATAACCGCCTTTTATTCGAGCCTTACGACCCGCTTACCGGGGCCGGCTCCCCCATTCCGCGCGAAAAACTGCATATCGACGCGGAGCATTTCATCTTCATCCCCGACTATCTCTTCCGGACGCCCGTTTTCCGGCAGATCGCCGAGGCTGGGTCGCTCGCGGCTTTCGCCGACCGGAACGGTCTATCGTTCGACAAGTGCTGCGACTTCCTCAACGGCGAGCGCATCCATTACGATTTCGAATACTGGGCGGCGACCTGCGCCCGGATCAAAGACAAAACATCGGGCAAGATCGTCCCCTTCGTCCTGCGGCGGCCGCAGCTCAAATTGCTGAAAGTCCTCGTCACGATGCTGTTCGCCGGCGAGCCGATCCGCGTGATCGTCCTCAAAGCCCGCCAATGGGGCGGCTCCACCCTTGTCCAGCTGTTCTATGCGTGGATTCAGCTATTCCACCGCATCAACTGGAACAGCTGCATCGTAGCCCATCAGAAGGACCAGGCGCGCAACGTGCGGGCCATGTATTCGCGCATGGCGCAACACCATCCGCAGGAGGTGTGCCCGGTGAAATTCCAGAATTTCGAAGGTTCCCAATCCAACCGGCAGCTGGAAGGGCGCGGCGCCGTGGTCTCGATCGGCTCGGTGCAGAACCCCGAGGCGCTGCGCTCCGACGACCTGAAGCTCGGCCATTACACCGAGGTCGGATTGTGGGAGGACACACCCAAACGGAAAGCCGAGGACGTGATACAGAGCACCGTCGGCTCCATTCCCGACGATCCCTTTACCAGCGTCGTATTGGAGAGCACCGCAAAGGGCGTCGGCAACTATTTCCACAACACATGGCTCAAAGCCGAAAAAGGCGAGAACGGCTACACCCCGGTTTTCGTTGCGTGGTTCGAAATCGACCTCTACTACCGCCGATTCCGTTCCGAGCAGGAAAAACTCGACTTCGTGCGCAGCATGACCGAGGAGGAGATCTATTATTTCAACCTCGGAGCCACGCTCGAAGGGCTGAACTGGTACCGGCAGAAACGCCGCACCATGCCTTCCGACTGGCGTATGCGCTGCGAGTTCCCGTCCACCGCCACGGAGGCGTTCGCCACCACGGGCCGGAATGTCCATAACCCGAACGACATCCAGCGCATGATGGCGCAATGCTCCGACCCGGCGTGGCGCGGCGAACTGATCGCCGATGCCGCTTACGGGGCGCAGGCCCTCGACGATTCGCTCCGGTTCATCCCCAGCGAACAAGGGACGCTGTGGCTGTGGGCACTTCCCGACAAGAGCCGCCATGTCGCCAACCGTTACGTCGTCTCGATGGACATCGGCGGCAAGGGCGAGGATGCCGACTGGACCGTGATCCGTGTGATCGACCGTTATATGAAACTCCTCGGCGGGGACGAGGAATGCATCGGCACGTGGCGCTTCCACATGGATCAGGACCTCGCCATCTGGAAAGCCGTGCAGCTGGCCGAGTTCTACAACCACGCGCTGTTCGTCCCGGAGTTCAATTCGATCAAGAAGCGCAAACCCGAGGACAACGATTTTTTCTATACGATCCTCGACGAGATCGTAGACGTTTACGACAACATTTATTCGCGCGACGACCCCACGAAAGTCCGCGAAGGCATACCGCCCCGGTACGGCTTCCACACCAACAAGGCGACGAAAGACGACCTCGTTACGCAGATGCAGCGCCGGTTCCGCGACCGGCTCTATGTCGAGAACGACCTCCGCGCCCTCGACGAGGCCATGACCTACGAACAGAAGGCCGACGGCTCCTACGGCGCCGTGGACAAGTTCCACGACGATATTTACATGGCCACGGCCATCGGCCTGAAGGTATCGTCGGTCATGGACCCTCCCGTGGAAATCCCCCTCAACGAAAAAAACCGGCCCAAAAGGACCGAGGTTCGCACGCACGCCAATTTCTGATTTTTCGCAAAAAATTAATTGACTCGTCTGTTTTATGCTCTCAAAACTGTCAACTTTTTTCAGTTCAAGTCAGTTTGAAGACAAGGAAACG